CAATCTTACGGCGACCCTTACGCGGGCGATTCTTATGTGGATGTGGCATTATACTCTATTCACTCCTATATAGTTAACATTTATGATTGAGTCGAGACGGAATGACCGCCAACCCTGCTTATCAAGATCCCAGACGGCCAAAACCTCGTCTGTCTGGACTCGCGGGACATGAGCGGCCTGTTCCTCAGAAATGACTTGAGGAAGATGATCGGTCATTAGCGTACAATGCATCTTTCGGACTGAACCATCTACCTTATTGAAAGTGATTTCAGCAACATGTCTGGAAAGATGTTCCTTGAGTTCGGCCTTATTCAACATTGCCATAGACCCTCTGGAGTTCCATAAACTCGGTGTAATCATTATGAGTGAGATAATAACGAAGCAGCGACTTCATAGCATCGCGCATTTCAACATTATTGGAAAGGTCTTCCATTTGATGGCGTTCCAACTTATCGCGCTTATGGATAAGTTCAGCAACTTCCTTAGAGATAAACTCAAAGTCTTCTTTTAGAACCTGAGCAACAAGGCTACCTGCCTGTTCGTGGTTCAAAGCAACATGGTTCTGCAAAGTCACATTATACATCTTTTCTTTCCTCTGTTTCAAACTCTTCAAGATAGTCTAGCATATACTGTAGGTATTGTCTAGTCTTTTTTACACCGTGTCTTCCATTATAATGAGCAATGGCTTCTTCGATGAAAATCAATGCACGGCGATCCAAAAACTTATCAGTTGCATCGCCAACTTTTTTATTTAACTCATTAGGCATGACCCATTCCATGATTATCACACCACTCGGCAAAGTCTTCATACCCGCCAATTCGTCTATCATTAATGAAGACTTGAGGAACAGTCAGAGGCAGATGCTCACCGACCAGTTCTCTCAATTCATCGCGGGTATAATCCACATCAAGAACCTTTTCATCATATGATAGATGAAGTCTATTCATCAGTTCTTTGGCTTTCACACACCAAGGGCAGTTGGGTTTTGAGTAAACTACGATTTTCATTCGACCTCCACAATCAATGGTTTGTAGTCCTGGAACCATCCATTCTCATTCGGATAGCCGCGCGGATGGCAGATCACGCGAGTATCACCAATCATATAGTCACACTGCTTATGAGTATGACCATGAACGATCAGCTTCGGCGGCTTTGCCATGTCCAGAATCTTCGGTGCCAGTTCCGTAGCAAAGAAGTCATTGCCGCCTGAATTGCGATAATCCTCATGCACCGATTGGAATGATGGTAAGTGGTGAATGACCCATATATCAGCACCAGAGTTAAATAGATAGTGCTTGTGAGTTTCGTGAGCCTTCATATATCGGTCATAGTTCATGCCCTTGATATAACGATTGTCCATCATATACTCTTTAAAATCCCACCAGCGAACAGGAGAGATATCAGTCCAAAGAGTGGCACCAGCGATCTTAATGCCTTCAATATCAAATGATTCTGGAAAATCTAAATCAGCATCCCGAAACGAGTTGCCATAATAGTCGTGATTGCCTTTAATGAAAAAGATTTTATCCTTAAACTGAAAATGAAAAGCATCCCGAAGTTGAACATCAGGATGCGTGTCGCCAGCATTAAGATAAAATACATCAGGATCGACCGTGAGTTCCCACGGCGCAAACTCTAAATGTAAATCTGAAAAAATACCGAATTTCATGTTTTCCTTCCAAGAGTTTCAACATCGGCACCATCAGTGATATACTGATAGCCAGTTTTGTTTGCGATAGGCGCCAGGCGCTTCTTCTTTTCTTCAATAGCCTTAACAGTAGCAGCAGATTCCTCACGGTCGCGCTTCCACTTGTAGTCTTCAACCGAACGCTTGAAGCCATTGCCAACCGAGTTAGAAAGCGGCGGCAGATTACTTACAGGGCGCTCAGGAATATTCAGCATACGTTCCTTTCGCGGACGATCCTTAAGAATGTCAGCGAAGTATGCCTTACGCTCTTCACGGAGACGCAAAGTCTTCTTAGACGGCTTCTTGCGGCCTGAGGAAGTCTTAGTATATAGTAGCGCCATTAATAAACCTTTACAGTGAGGGCACCATGAACCTTTGCTTCAAGCAAAAGATTTGAAACGTCATCAGCCGAAAGAACCTTACCAACAGCAGGCTCAATACGATTTTCAAGAGTAGATACCACAAAAGAACTATTGCGGGTCTTGAGAACAATCTTTTCCTTCAACTTAACCATAATCTTCCATCATCTCCTGATAAGAACCGGGCACGAATAGCACGGCTTCATTGCTTCCGTAAAACAAAAAGTGTCTATAATAGGGAGTATATATGGTAACCCATTCCATGTCAACAGCATTTGGCTGTAACTCCCAGAAATATGAAACCATCACTCAATCCAACCTTCCGAATACTCTTCCTTTTGTGTGCTGTAATACGTATGAAGACCTTCCAGATAGGAATTGATATCTTCAATCGGTATCTCCATGATATCGCGCTTCTCGGCCACGGTCAAGAGATATTCGCGCATCAACTGAGGAATTTCATTGTAGGTAATATAGGGCTTACGCATAATCCACCTTGTGCTTTACTTTCCGAGTATAGGCCTTGGGGTTCTTCGTCACTTGCGGACGGAACTTTGGTGTCCACAAGGCTTTCGCCACATGATTCCTAATATTTGAAGTTGCCGGACGCTTCATTGTCACTATATCCTGCTGCATAGGCTTCCCACTCATAAGAGCCAGGCTCACAATCACGGCGAGGAGTTGAGTAGGTCGCACCAACGAAATAGTGCGGATCAAAGTTGCGGCGGTAGTAAGAGTCCGCGCCACCACGATCATACGGGCCGCCGTGGCGCTGGCTGTATTCGGTCTTAAGCATCTTCCGATTCCTCTTCCAGTTCATAGTGAGAAGCAAGGTCTTCCCAATCAACCTGGCGCATTGCGGCATTCATAATGTCGGCCGCAAAACCGGTCTCGGGAAGCTGCCCCTGATCTTCAAGCATGGAAGTCACAAAGTCTTCCAAAGACTGGGCCGAGGTGTCTTCACGCTCGTCCTGCATATCGGTAAAGATATCGCCGAACCACATGTTGACGAGCCAAGTTTCGTAGTTAGTCCAACCGTTATATTCGCGGCGTTCCATATTAGTTGTTCTCCATAAGGATTCGCTTGATTTGTTCAGTAGACTTTCCCGCGATACGCGCGAGAGTTGCGATAGTCATATTCGGATTGGTGTCGAACATATCGCGGATTTCAGTGTTAGACATTTGTGTCCTCAGTGATAAACAGAAAGATGAAGAATAGTAGAAGAAGGTATGCCCAGAAGAGCATTACATGCTCCAGTAAGTTTCGCTCGACGGCGAGCAGTAGTAGGGGACATTGATACGCTCAAAAAACGTCTTTCCGCTCATGAGGTTGGTACGCTCCACAATCGCTTCAATCTCATCATGGAAGTAGCTGCGGTCAGCCACGGCAATCTGTTCGGCCGTATACTTCCCAGACTTGATCAATCGCGTCATGTGAGACTTGGCAGCAGCCATGGTCGGGAAAATCGGATCGTCATACTTGGCCTTTTTCCCAGCGTAGCGGGTGGTGGCGGTCTCGAAAACTACGAAGCTCATGGTATCCTCATTCATTGTCATATACTATAGATAAGATCGGCAAGTCGGTTTTTCAAGGGCAGTTTACGCATATCTGCTATGCATCGGACGCATGGGTCCAATAAAGAAGCGATACAACTTGCGGTATAGGGAGTGGGTCATCATCATATACTATAGATGGGGTTGGCAACCCGGAATTTCAACGTCTAAAAACGAATACCAGCCATACGCTGGACGCATAGCTGGTTTTGGTAGTGGATACAACTAATAGTAGTTTAAGACTTCTTTCTCATATCTAAGAATGTTCTCACAAAACTGTCATTAATTTCATAACCGTTCTTTTTCATCATTTGATACTCTTTTGAGTATTCTGTACGGAACATTCTGGTCAGGCCAGTTTCTCCTGTATCCTTAAAGCCGTTCATAGCACCGATTACTGCTCTTCCCCATGCGATCATGGTAGGGACTCCTTTCAAGTCTTGTGTGATTGTCTACTAATATATAGTGTTTCGCAACTGCGAAATCAATGCGACATTATGACTTAATGTGAGAGCGGTGAACTTTTACCATAATCCATTCATTATAGTATTCATCTGGCTTTTCCAATACCTCATGTTCCATCTGGTACTTGGCTTCCCAGTAAGAGGCCGTTCCGCGTGTCTTACAGAGTTTTAGGATTTCTCTTCGGAATCTATCTTGTCCCAGTTTCTCAACATCTCCAAGCAGGACGATGTTAGATCCAAAATACGATTTCCACCCGCTGTCTTTTTCAACTTTTTTTCTTCGCGTTTTGCCCTTGACTTTTTTTCTTTGGATCGACTTGAAGATTTTTTTCCCAATATATTTCTTTCCTGTTTCGAGATTGGTGATGATATAAACGAATGAAGCGTGACCTTCAATCTCATCATCACCAATCTCTTTGTTGTTATAAATCCACATACAAAACTCCCTTTCGAGAGTATGTATGTTATCTCATGGAATAGTCAATGGGTCCACTTGGACCGTTAGTACCAGGTGCACTTGATCCATAAAGAGAATTCTTTCCTATCACACCCTTCGGCTCATAAGAACTAACTGTATAGAATGTTGGGCAGTTAACACTGCTACAAACATATCCCATCATACCGCTGATTGTAATGCCACACTTCGGACACTTGTCTTTCAACATACTTAAAGGTTCATAAGGTTGAGTATATGGAACAGGATTAAGATTTTGATTTCTCTTACCCTCTTCTAAACCAATTTTGAAACCTTCTTTGAAGCCTTCTGTCCAATCATTATTCATCATAAACTCCTGTATATCCAATACCCTTATGCTTCTTTCTCGCATACTGGTCAGGACTATAAGTCACACCAGTATATCCTACTCCACTATGATAGTATGAACCGTAGTCATCTTCCATATATGGCTGGAATATCAACCTGAATAATTTAGTCATCATTCTCTTCAATGTCCACCTCATCGTCATCAAAACACTCTTCACCGCAGAAAGAACAGAATCTTGGTTGCCCCTGCGTAGCCTCATAATCGTAAAGCACTTTGTATTCTGACTCACAGAAGTTACACTTTATCTTTTCTACTTCTTTTGTCATTTTTCTATCCTTAGATTTCACAACCACCTGCGACACACGCTAATTCTTGTGAGCCAGTTGTTGCGTCTTGCTTCTCGTATGTAGCTAACTTTGTCCAGTCAACTTCTTTAGGCATTTTAGCAGCAAGAGCATCGTATTCTTCCTTGGTGCAATCTTGATAAGGAGCCTGCTTGTATACATGATCTGAGAATGGCAAGAATGATACGCCAGACATTTCGTCAAAGTGATTATAAACCCAAGCACCGACTTCTGGCCATTCTTCTTCCTTGACAGACACAGTAACAGATGGCTTATGTTCACACCAATGACGCTGATATGTGAGCCACAGTTCAAGTTGTTGAATAGCAGTTAGATCCTTACGGAACACAGCATGATCAGGAGACTTCTGCGGGAATGAGAAGACATAGGTATGCTGAGGCTTTGTTACATCGTCTTCAACAGGGAACCCCATGTCCTTCATCATTAGTGCTAGTGGGTCTTTCTTGTCTGCGCGAACAGTACGAATATAATAGGGACTGTGACGAGCATGAATACCACTAGCCGAATCGACCAACTGAGATACGGTGCCAGAAGGTTTGACGCAAGTAATAGCAGCAGATACAGGAATACCAAGTTTCGCAGCCCAAGTAGCGTTAGTTTTGACTGCTTCATTGCGTAGATCCTCCAACATAATTCCAAGATCAACACCTAAAGTGGTGCCATTCGTGTGTTCGTTGTCCATGATGCCGGTCAATGATACACCAAGCAAACGCTCTTCTTCACAATTCTCAGACCACTTCTTGCTCAGGTATTTGAAGTTGGTAAGTGAGGATTGGAATGTACCAAGTATAGTTGCGAGTTTGACCTTACGCTTGAGACTTTCTGGGGTGTCATCTCCTCTAACGACAACCTCTGTGAGATTACAGAATTCTCTGGAGCGTAAAATGATTTCACTACATGGATTGGTGCCGAAATCGTGATCCGGATCTCGTCTTCCAAACTTCTCAGCCTGCTTCTTCGACGCTGCTCTAGAGAAAATGCCGCGTTCGCCAGAGCGCGACTCATAGAGGGAAAGCCACTCGCGCATGAAGATGCCCACATCAGGCTTCTCTTTAGCCACAAATGAGTTGTTCGCAAGAGCCCTTTGTACATTTTCTTTCCACCAGTCACCAGACTTGGCAACGCGCATACGGTCGTCAGACAAATCAGAAAGGCTAATGAGAGCACTTCTACGAACACCACCAACAACGACAATTTCAGCGATCTTACAAACGATATCATGTGCCTCCAATGTGGTCAAACGACGACCAGCAGCCTTCTTGAATGTTGCTACGCAAAACTTAAATAGGTCTTCAAGTGGTGCTGGGCCAGAAGCACGACCACCAAATGTCTTAAGCGGTGCGCCAGCAGGGCGTACCTTAGAAAGATCCCAACGAGGAACCTGACCAGCATAAAGAAGATGAATAAGTTCCTTGAGAGACTTTGCCCAGCCAAGCTTTGAGTCAGCCACTACGATGTTTGTTTCAGTATCATGAAATGAGTCCGATACGATAGGCAGTTGATCGACAAACTTAGACTCAACAGAGAAACCAACACCAGTACCATTCATAAGAACATAAAGAATTTCATCGAATGAGCGAGGATTATCTACAGCAACATAAGAGCAATTGTAACCAGCAACGTTCTCACGCTTGAGTGCTTCACCAGCAGTCATTAGGCAGCGCATAGATGGCATGATTTCAAGGTTCAATACAGCATCTTCAAGTTGCTTACGCTCTTCCTTGGTAACAGTATAGCCAGTATTTTCCTTGATATGTTCATCAAAGAAGTTGAAATAACGAGCAACTGTTTCATCCCAGTTTTCACGACGATTTTCATCCCACAACCACTTAGCATAGCGGCTCTTGTAAATGAATTCCTGATATAGTGTTGGTAGCATATTACTGCCTGACATGCGTGTAGTCTCCTAAATTTTATTGATTGTTTTCTAATACATTCTTAAGTGAAGGGAATTGTTCAGTAATGATATTCCAACACTGGGTAGCTAATTCTCTATGTTCCTTCTGCGTTCCGTTGGCCATGCGAAGCTCACAGTAGTGGATCCATGAACGGAGTGTTCCTGACATATACATCCGTGACATAGTGAGACCTTCAGGAAGAACAGAACGAGCAACCTCTTTTGCGATGCCATTCTTTATTGCCCATTCATAGTATGTCTTGGCAGCCAATAGCATTTCATTCTGCACAAGATTCCAACTATTTTGAAGATCGTTATTATCAGTTTCAATGCTATTCTGTCTATTCTTTGTATCCTGCAATCGTGCTTCGCGGGGTTCACTCATTTCTTGAACTTCTGCATAACGCTGTGAAAATTCTTGAAACGAGAAAGAACGATGACGAAGGATCTGACGGCCGATATCACGGGTAGTCTGGATTTCCATAACGATATGTACCATTTCAAATGGCGACCAGTGCTTGTTCTTTACAAGATACTTGAGAAGACGTTCGCTATCTGGATTGTCCTGATTTGCAGGATTAGATACACGGGCACAGTAAGCAATCAAGCCTTCGGCCGACATGTTCAAATCATCTTCTACCTTCAGAGTCGGCTTAGTGACTCCGATCAACTTCACACTATTCATAATTTATACTTCCTGATATGTCTTGATAAAAATATTATTCTTGCAAGGATAGAACTCACCTTCAATACCCTTGATAATCCAATCACCAACAGATGCTTCCATGCGGCCTTCTAATGTATCTATCCACAGAGTAGGAGGGTTGGTGCTAAAGCCCACATCACCACTGTTTATCCAATCTTCTATATCTAGCACGGACTTTGCATCTGTTAATTGCATCGCTTCGATTGTTACTGGCTTCTTACGAAACTTTCTAACTACACCTTTTTCCATTGTTCAAACTCCAGCTTTGCTCTCAAATCATTAAATGTATGTCTATCTATAATACTCTGGATCTCACTTGGTGTCGTTCCCGTCAGGAT